TAATTGACGGCCTCCCCGCTGCACCGCCCGCGCCACCGCCGCCGCGATCTGGCTTTCAGACCGTCGCACGCTATCGAGTGTGGCGCCCTGGGTGTGGATGGTGATGGAGATCGGCGCGGCGCCCAGGGCTGAAATCGCGCCGGACTGGCCCGGCGTGAACACCTCCGGTCCCCGCTCGCCCACGAGATAGCGCTCACCCGCCATCACCGGCCCGCCCTCGGCGCGCTGGCCCAACACACCGCCGAGAAGGCTCGCCGCATTCCCCAGAAGCCCGGAGACGGGCTGGAGCACGAATTGATCGAGCGCGATCTGGGCGAAGCTCTGGGCGATCTGTTCGGCGAGCGCTGAAAAGCTCAGCTCGCCTGACCGCGCGGCGCCCTCAAGGCTCGACGCGATGTCCCGTCTGGCGCTTTCAAAGGCGTCAGACAGGGCCTGGGCGGCGCGTTCGCCTTCGCGCGCGGTCTCACTGAGCCCTTGCCGAGCCTCACTCGCGCCCGCGGCCAGCTCGGACAGGTCAAACGTATCCGTCATTCTCGTCTCCATCGGGATGTTGCGCCATCAGGGCTGTGAGCATTTGTCGGTCCGGCGGCTTCGCACCCCCTTGGCTCGCGCACAGCGCCCGCCATTCCAGAACCGACAGGCGCCAGAAATCGCCCGGGCTCAGGCCGAATGTCCGAACGCCCATTGCGAACCAGCCCTGCCAATGCGGGCTCATTTCAGGTTTGCGTCAAAACAGGCGAGGACCGCCTGCGCGGCTTCGTGGGGAGCGGCGGCTTGCGCCAGCGCATCGGCCTCCGTGTGACCGCCCGCCCGCAAGACCGCCGTCAGGACCGCCGTCAGATCCGTCGCCGTCAGCGTGCGAAACCTCGCCGCCAGCGCCTCCATCCCCGATACGCCCAGCGCCTTTTCAATCTCCATCAGCGCGGCGAGCGACAGACGCAATGAAACCGCTGTCTCGCCCAGCCGGGCCGAGACGGTTCCAGGTTGAGAGATTGTCATGTGAAAGCCCCAGATTTCGGGTTTAGTCTCGGCCCAGCCCTCCAGCTCAAGGATGATCCATGCGCCGTATGCTTGCTGCTCTCGCCCTCGCCTCGCCGCTCTTGCTGTGCGGCTGTGAAAGCGTGTTCGAAGAGGTCTATCACGAGCGCTATGAGGCGGAATGCGAGGAATTGCGCAATCCGGACGCCTATCGCGCCTGTCTCAATGATCTTGAGGACCATCGGCGCCAGCGCGAGATCGAGGATCGCCCCTCATAGCGGCGTGAAGCTCAGCGCTCCGGCGGAGCTCAATGAGAGCGAATAGCTCGCCTCGCCATCATGGCGGCCGGAATATTCCAGCGCCGTGACCAGGAACGGGCCTTCGATGACGCCAAAATCGGGCACGATCACCTGAAAGCTGCGCCGGGCCTGATCAAAGAACACACCGCGCACGGTCTCGTCCGCCGCGCTGTCGACAAAGATGCCCGCGCCCGAAATCGCTGCCTGACGCACCCCGACGCCGTCCAGCAATTCACGCCAGCGCCCCGGGCTGTCCGCATGGGTTACATCCACCGCCCGCGCATTGAGCGACAGGGTTTTCGCCCGCAATCCCGCGAGCGTGGTGAAGCTTTCGGGCGATCCGCCATCGCCGATTTTCAGCAAGACATCCTTGCCCGCCTGCGCCGTCATGGCGTGTCTCCTTGTGTTTGAAGTAGCGCCCTCACCCGCGCCAGCCCCTGCATCACGCGGCTGTCGGGCGTTGAGAACAGATCGGCATAGACGACCCGCGCATGGATCGCGGCGTAGGGCGGCTCCAGCGCCAGGGGCGCCGTATCGAGCGCCGCTCTGATCGCGCCCAGCGCCTGCTTGATCGTATCGGCGTCATCGCGTCGCCCCCGGATCAGAAGGGTCTGGCGCACTTCGATCAGGCTCGTTTCGCTGGCGTGGGCGGCGTCACTTTCCACCCGCCCCAAATAGAGGAAGGGATAGCGCACGCCCGAACGCGGCAGATCAAACACCCGCTCACCCAGCACGGCTGCGACGCCTGCATCGCCCTTCAAGTGCGCCAAAAGTCCGCTCTGGAACGCGGCTTCGGCGCTCATAACCGCACCCGTTCAAACGGGGCGAGCAGGCGGTCGACCATGTCCGGCGCCGGCGGCGTCTCACCCCCCTCGCCCCGATCCGCACCATAGCTCGCGGCGACCAGATGCAGGATCGCCGCCCGCAAGGGGGCCGGCACGTCGTCGGGCGCCTCGCCATAGCCGGCAGTGAAGTCGATCTCGATGCCGCCGCCCCGCGCCTCCGGATGCGGCAAGGCAAAGGGCAGGATGGCGACCAGTCGTCCCGGCTCGCCCGTCTCCACCCGGTATTCTGCCGCGTCCCAGTCTGTCAGAGCACCGTCGCCGCCTCGCACCCGCACTGCCTCAACGCTCACAAGCGGCGCCCGCTTGAGCTGAACCGCCAGTCCCGATGCACTCAGTCGGTCGCGCGGCCAGTCCTCCAGCCGCTCGCGCCAGCTCTGGGTGATCAGCGCCAGCCCGGTTCGGGTTTCGACATGCTCGCGGGCGCTGCCGATCAGATCGGCGATAAGGGCGTCATCCTCAAAATGGCTCACCCTTAGCCAGGCTTTCGCCGTCTCCACGCTGACCGGTTCGACAGCAGGCGGCGTAGTCAGACTCAGGCTCATCGCGTCGCTCCTTTTCAAAAAGCAAAGCCCCGGCGCTCAGGCCGGGGCTTTGAGGTGGGGGAGAGAGGCTCGATCAGGCGGCGAATTTGAGAAGCTTGATCGCGTCGAAATCCTGCACGCCGCCGCCGACGCGGCGGGTGGTGTAGAAGAGGACATAGGGTTTCGCCGAATAGGGATCGCGCAGCACCTGAACGCCCTGGCGGTCCACCACCAGATAGCCGCGCTCGAAATCGCCAAACGCAATCGAGAAGCTGTTGGCGCCAATATCGGGCATGTCCTCGGCCTCGGTCACGGGATAGCCCATCAGGCTGGCGGACTGGCCCGCGCTCTGGGCGGGCTGCCAGATATACTGGCCATCCGCATCCTTGAACTTGCGCACGGCGGACACCGTGGAGCGGTTCATCACGAACCGGCCCTTGGCGCGATAGCTCGTCTTGGGCGCATAGATCAGATCGATCAGCGCGTCCGCCGGGTCAGAGGCGGAGAAGCCGCCCGACACGCCGGTGGTCACGAAGCCCAGCTGGCCCCAGCTCTCCGAACCTGTGGCGACGACGTCATAATCCAGGAAGCCGCGCGGCTTGTTCACGCCATCGCCCAGCACGAACGCCCGGCCTTCGGCTTCGGCGAAGACGTCGCGCACTTCCTCGGCCAGCCATTGTTCCAGATCCACCAGCGCATCATCCAGGATCGCCGGCGTCGCGGCGGGCATGGCATAGAGCTCGGCGGTCGGGAACTCGAGAAGCTCCAGCGAGGAGGCGTCGGTTTCAGGCCGGCTCGCCGTCTCCGCCGCCCAGGCGCCGGTCGCGCCGCCCGCGCTGACGGGTTTCTTGAAGGTATGGGACTGGGTCTGCTTCACCGTCGCGATGGACCGGATCGGGCTGACCTCGCGGATCAGGCGTTCAATGCGAGTTTCAAGCTCCGCCGGCGCCACATGGCCGCCTGTGGCGCCTGACTGGCCCGACAGCGCTTTTTGATCCAGCGCCGGCGCGGAGCCCGTGCGCAGGAAGTCGCCCCAGCCCGCGCTCTTGCTCGAAACGCCCGACAGGTCCGGCCGCGCCGCCTCCCGGCTCAGACGATCTAGGCGAGATTTGGCGTCATCGAGCGCCGCGTCGATGCGGTTCACCTTCTCGGTGATCAGCGGATCGGCGCCGGTCTTGGATTCCAGCGCGTCCAGACGCTGGTCATTGGCCTGTTTGAAGTGTTCGAACGCGGCCAGCATGTCGGCCATGGCAACGCGCGTCTCGGCGGAGGGAACCGCCATCTTGGTTTCCCGGCTCATGAGTGTCCTTTCTGGTCATGAAGAGAAAAGGCGGTCAGGCCGCCGACGCGGACAGCCGCGCCTTATCGGGCTCCAGAACGCGCAAACGCGCCTGAGCCAGCATGGGGAAGGTCACGATCGACACCTCCCACAGATCGAGCTGCAGAAGATCGCGCCCGCCGCCCGGTCTCGGAGCGGAGCGGATCGTGCGAAATCCGATGGAGAGGCCGTCCACAGCCCCCTCGGCCACCAGCCCCAAAGCGGCCTTGCCGCGCGGGGCGGTGGAGAGAATGCGGCCGCGGACATAGAGCCCGCGGCCATCCTCGGTGATCTCGTCCCACACCCCGACGGGTTCGGTCGCATCATGCTGGAACAGCATGCGCACCCCGCTCGGGCCGCGCGCCTTGAGCCCTTCAGCAAAGGCCCCGGCGCGGACGAGATCGCCGCCCTGGTCCTCGATATCAAACAGGCTGGCATAGCCCGCCACCTCCAGCGTCTCGCCAGAGCGGTTCAGCGCCTGCATCGGCGTCTCCATTGTCAAAAGGGGCGGACCTCAGTCCTCTTCGAGCCGACGCTCGATGCGTTCCAGCGCGGCGCGGGAATAGGCGGCGTGCGCTTCCAGCCGTGCGAGACGCTCGGCCACGGGGGCGGAGGCCTCCACGCGGGTTTCGAGCTGATCAAGCCGCTCATTCGCCGCACCCGCCCACATCAGGGCGCCCGCAGTCTGAAGCGTCAGCGCCAGGATTACGCCCAGCGTGATGGATCGATCGAGCCGCCAGGGCCGGATCGTGTGAGCCGCGTCGGTCATAGATCACCGCCTTGCGGGGCAAGACCCAGAAGGCTGCGCTTCTCCGCGTCTGTCAGAAACTCCGCCGACGCCACCCGCGCCCAGCGCGCCGCGCGTTCGTCGGTAAAGGCGGGCAAGCCGTCTTCATCCACGCAGAGCTTGGGATCGGAGCCCAGCCAGGGCGCCAGAAACCGGTTCAGCGCCATGGCGCCGGTCTTCGCCAGCGGCAGCACCGTCTGGCTATAGAAGGCCTGATTGGCATCGCGATAGTTCGAATAGGTGTTGTCGCCGGGCAGGCCCAGCAGCATGTGCGGCACGCCGAAGGCCAGCGCGATCTCGCGCGCCGCCTCACGCCGCGCCTCGATGAAATCCATCTCGGCGGGGGAATGCCCCATGGGCTTCCAGTCGAGCCCGCCTTCCAGCAGCAGAGGCCGCCCGGCATTCTCGGCGCCGGTATAAAGGCTCTCAAGCTCGCCCTTCAGGCGCTCGAACTGGTCCGGCGTCAAACGTCCCTGTCCGTCGGTTCCCGCTTTCACCACCAAAGCCCCCGAGGGTCGCGCGGCGTTATCCAGCAGCGCCTTCGCCCAGGCGCCGCCCGCCGCATGCACATCCACCGCGCGCGCCGCCGCTTCCATGGGCGACAGGCCATAATGGTCGTCAGTGGGGTGAAAGCGCTTGAGATGGAGGATCGGTGAGCGCCCAGAAGCGCGATCGCGTTGAAACACTTCTGCGCCCGAGGCCGTGCGATACTCCCAGCCCTCGGCCCAGCCCTTGGGCCCGGTCATCACATTGACCCGGTCCGGCCGCAGCGCATAAAGCGACGGCGCCCCGGTCTCAAAGCCCGTCAGATGCAGATACGCATCGCCCGCCACCTGAAGATGGCTCTGAATCATGTCGATCAGTTCGGGGCCGGACTGGTCGGGGTTGGGCGCGTTGAGCAGCGCCAAGGCCGCCTCTCCCGCCGCGCCTTGCGCCGCCTTGAACGGCGCCGCCGCGACGGCTTCAGCAACGAGGCGCACACAGCGATGGGCGACGGCGTTGCGGGCATAGCCCTCGGTCGCAAAGCCCGCATAGCCGCGCGGGCTCCAGCTCGCCCCGGTCCCGAAGCCGAGCGCAAGGGTTCGCCCGGCCGCCTTGCGACCGAGACCCAGCCATTGCTTGAGCATGGCGTTCTCCTGTGGGTTAGAGCCGCCGCAGCCTGGGGCTGGCGGCCTGTGGGGTCAGGGCGGCGATGGCCCAGACCAGGGCATCCACCCGGTCCGGGCTGCCGCTCTGTTCGGCGGCGCCAAAGGCGCACATCTGGTCTTCAAGCGCCGGGAACCGCCCCGCATGGCGGACCCGGCCTCTGGCGTAGAGGGCGGCGACCGGTTCGGCCCGCGCCCGCTTGCCGCGACTGGCATGGACCAACCGGATCGGCAGGTCGGGCGCGGCGGCCTGCAAGACGGCGCGGACCATGTCCCCGCCCTGATTGGCCTCGGCGACCACCCAATCCGCATCCACCGCCTCAAAGGCTTCGGCCACCTTGGCCGCCCAGACTTCAGGCCGGCCCTGCAGGCTCATATCCTTGAGGACCACAAGCTGAGCCTCCCGGCCCTGCCCGCTGCAACCGGTTGCAATGATCCCGCATTCATCGCCGCTGGCGCTGGCGGGCGGGTCCACCGCCACCACCACGCGCTCGGGCTCAAAAGCCGGCAGACCCAGCGCCTGATCGATCAGGCTGCGCGTCCACAGCGCGCCTTCAGGATCATCGATCAGAACGCCTTCAAGCTCCTGCCGCGCCAGACGCGAAGCGCCATAGCGCTCGGTCATCGCCGCGACAAAGCCCGGCGCCAGATTGGGCGTGTTGGCCTCGGTGGCCGCACGGGTCACCGCCACGCCCGATTGTTTCAAGAGCGCCTTCAGCGCCGGCAGAGGCCGCGGCGTCGTGGTGATCATCAAGCGCGGGTCTTCACCCAATCTCAGGCCCAGCCCCAGCATGTCGAGCGTCTCCTGCGGGCGGGTCCAGGCGGCGAACTCATCCGCCCAGGCGCAATCAAATTGCGGCCCGCGCAAACCGTCCGGATCTTCGGACGAGAAGCCATAGGCTTCCGCCCCGTTCGGCCAGATCAGACGGTGACGGCTGGCCTCGTAGCGAGGCCGATCGTCCTCATCTCCGATATTGAGAAAACCCGACGGGCCAGACACCATCACCTCGCGCACATCGGAAAAGGTCGGCGCCACCAGCGCGATGCGCTTGCACCCCGCCTTCACCTGCGCGCGCACCCATTCGGCCCCGGCGCGGGTCTTGCCCGCTCCGCGACCCCCCAGAAACAGCCAGATGCGCCAGTCGCCCTTGGGCGGTTTCTGCTCATCCCGCGCCCAGAAGGGCCAGCTATTGGCGAGGTGTTCCACCTCCGCTGGCGTCTGATTGTGCACCCACGCCCTTCGATCGCAGATGCTCTGCAAGGCGATCGAGCCGGCGATCGAGTTCGGCGTAATAGTCTCGTTTTTCAC